GGTATAGATGATGATGGCCTTGTCCGTTCTCAGGAAGAAATACAAATGCTACAACAACAGCAACAACAGATGGCGGCTATGCAACAAGCAGTCGGGCCGGGGATTAATGCTCTAGGCAAGATATCAGATAGCGCCATGAAAGCAGAACCACCACCAGATGAACCACCACCACCACCACCAGAAGGATAAATTATTATGGAAAGCGTAGAGTTTCAGGGAGATGCCTCAGGGCCAGATGCACCAGAAGAACAACAACCACAGGGAGAGCGTCCTGAAGGTTTACCGGAAAAATTTAATAGCGTCGTGGACTTGGCGCAATCATATCAGGAGCTGGAGCAGAAGCTTGGCGTTAGTTCTGATGATAATGATGAGGCAGGGGAGCCAGCGGAAAGCACAGAAGAATTGTCCGAGCAGGTCTCTGATACGATTGGAGCAGATACCTTTGAGAAGTATAGTTCTGAATACTTTGAAAACAATGGGCAGCTCAGTGAGGAATCCTATAAGGAACTCCAAGAGAACCACAACTTTTCTCCAGAGCTTGTTGATTCTTTTATCAGGGGTCAGGAAGCTGTAGCCCAGAACGATACGAATGAAATCCAGAGTGTTATTGGAGGGGCAGAGAATTACAAAAACTTAATGGAGTGGTCACAGGAAAATCTTTCCGAAGCAGAGCAGGACTCTTACAACAACACTGTGAAGAATGGTGACATACCTTCAGTTAAGATGGCGTTGCAGGGGTTGTACTCTAGGTTCGCCACCGAGAATGGTATTGATCCCGGTCTAGTGCAAGGTACTAGCAAGGGAAGAGCAGCAGGTTACGAGTCTAAGAGTCAGATGATTGCTGACATGAGTAAGCCAGAGTATCAAACTGATCCTGCCTTCAGGGATACAGTAGAGAAACGCTTGGCAAGCACACCCGCAGGTATCATTTAATTTTCTTGTATAGCTAGCACAACAATCAACGTCTAATATTTAGATAGGGGGGATCTTTATATGGACATGTTATTTTATCTTCAAATAGCAGGATGGCTTATGGCTATGTTAGCTGATGCTTTTACAGTAGTACTAGCTGTTGCCGTTGTTGCTATCGCAATGAAGCAATTAAAAAAAGGTTGACGGATACAACAACTTGTACTTAATTGCTACTAAGCCAACTGAATGTGGTATGGCGGTGGTCGTTAGCCCTGTTACGGCAGGACAACTAATTGCAATCGGGTACAACGAAGTTGTGTGAAACCTTATTAACTATATAACAAAAGGATATTGTTATGGCTGATGCAGTAGCATCAAGAATTGGACAAATCAACGCCGCAGGCGATGTAAAAGCCATCTTCTTGAAAAAATTCGCTGGCGAGGTTCTCACGACATTCGAGCAAACGAATGTAATGAAACCTCTCCACACTATTCGTACCATTAACAATGGTAAGTCGGCTCAGTTTCCGGTGACAGGTACAGCTTCGGCTGCTTACCATGTTGTCGGTGAAGATCTGATTGACTCTGGAAATACTGGAGGCATTCAGGTAATCAATCACGCTGAGAAAATTATTAACATTGATGAACTATTGGTGGCTACCACCTTCGTCGCTAATCTCGATGAACTACGGAACCACTACGATGTTCGTTCAATATACTCTGGTGAACTAGGTCGCGCTTTAGCGAACAAGTTTGATAGGCAAGTCATTCAGACTGCGCTTATTAACACCGCTACGTTCGATGGATCGGGTATCGCTACTCCTGCTGTCACTACCGTTACAGGTAATTACGCAGGCAGTGCTGTCTATAGTGCCGCTGGCACAGACGCTGCTGACAAGCGATTCCTCGGTGCAACGGGCGCTGGAACCATGGACACTGACGGTCTGTATTTAGCGAAAGCTATCTACGCAGCGGCGCAGCTTCTCGATGAGAAGGATATACCTGCAGATAACCGCTTCTGTCTCGTGAGTCCACAGCGTTACTACAACCTCATCCAAGCTGAGACTGCTTCGGGTAACAACCTCCTAACAATCAATCGTGATTGGGACGGACAAGGTTCTTACTCAAAGGGTACAGTTGCTCAGGTTGCAGGTGTTACGGTTGTTAAAACCAACCATCTGCCAACTGCTGATGTTGCTGCCGAAACGGGTCATGCTAATACATACTCGGATACCTTCGGTGCAAACGTCATGGGACTTGTGTTCCATAAGAGTGCAGTAGGTACTGTGAAGTTGCAGGATCTCTCAACCGAGAGTGAGTATCAGATCCAACGTCAAGGCACGTTGATGGTCGCTAAGTATGCCATGGGTCATGGCGGCTTGCGTCCTGAGTGTGGTGTTGTACTGATGAACAACGACGATTCGTAAGAATAGTTAGCAATCACGAGGGGAGTCCTTACTGGACTCCTCTCTTTTTTTGTTGTAATTTAAAAAAAGTCGTCTAATAAAAGGAGTGCCATGGCTACGCTAGGAAAGACCACAAAACTACAAGCAGTAAATCAAATACTCAGTTTTATGGGGGAAGCCCCTGTAAATAGTCTCGATGATGCCACCGGAGTAGGGGATGTTTCCCTAGCAGAACGTGTATTGGATGAGATAACACGGGAAGTTTTAAGCAACGGTTGGCATTTTAATACCAACTTTGATGTGGAACATACCCCTGATTCCAACAAGGAAATAGTCCTGTCAGCTATAGTTCTTAGGATTGATACCGATCATGGCAGGTACGGAACCATGGATATAGCGCAACGGGGTAATAAATTATATAACAGAAAGGGAAACACCTTTGAGTTTGAGGATCCTATTAAAACTACTGAGGTTATCGAGCTACCATGGGATGATATTCCAGAGACAGCTCGACGATACATTGTGCTCAGAGCTGCTAGGGTAAATCAGGATCGAGCCTTGGGGTCACCGGATCTCCAGAAAATAGGGATTCAAGAGGAGTTAACTGCACTAGCTGCCCTACGGGAGTTCGATGCTGGCAGCGCAGACTACTCAGTGTTTGATGCTTATCTTCCTGCCATGACGATCAGCGATTACCGTAAGACTACAGCTTACTAGGAGTGCCATGCCTCAGATTAGCACGACAATTCAAAACCTTTTGAATGGGGTATCACAACAGGCTGACTCCCAGCGTTTCCCCAGTCAAGCTGAAGAGCAGATCAACGGACTGTCCTCCCCTGTACTGGGGTTATCCAAGCGCAACCCCACGGAACACATAACTAAATTGTTCAACACAGTGCCTACTGATGTGTGGGCGCAGGCTCTTAATCGGGATTCGACTGAGAGGTATATGGTTGTTGTTAGAGCTACTGTTAAAAAAACAATATCTTCATTTGATTTGTCAGGTGATTTAATAAACTGCACCGCTCATGGTTTTTCTAACGGAGATGAGGTCAGGTTCTATGATGCAGGGCTCCCAGATTATTTACCTATTGATGACTCTGTTGTCGAAACGTCTCGTTATTATGTAGTAAATGCTAATACAGATGATTTTCAAATATCTAATACTAGCGGGGGGAGTGTTATAGATATAGATGGGGTTTACCAAGGTACTACTCATCAGGTCAGCTTGGATCCAATAATTGTTTATGACTTAGTAAATAATTTAGAGAAGCCTGTGACTACTACGCATGGGGCATCTTACTTGGTAAGCGCAACACCTTCTACTTCTTTTAAAGCTACCAGTATAGCTGACTACAGCTTCATGGTTAACACCGATACTACTGTAGCTATGGATTCTGGAGCAGCCGTAGGTGTTTTTAACAGGGCTTACGTTTATATAAAACAGGGGGACTATGGTACTAAATATAATATTGAATTAGAAACAGTAACATACACTCACGAAACACCTGATGGGAGTACTAGTTCTGATCGAGATTTGATTGATACTGAGTATATCGCCACTCAACTAGTCACCACACTGGGTACTATTTCTGGATTTCATATAGAGAGAACTGGATCAACCATTGAAATACGTAGAGACAATGGTGAAGATTTTGACATTACAGTTTCAGATGGACTAGGGGATTCAGCCATGGGGCTTGTAAAAAATGAAACAGATGATTTCACAAAGTTACCCTTGTACTGTACGGATAACTGTCAGGCTAAAATATTAGGAGATCCCGAAACAAATTCTGATGATTATTATGTCAAGTTTACTGCTGATGTAACGGCTGATTTTGGGAAAGGTACTTGGTCAGAGAACAGGGCTCCTGATATTGAGTATGCTATAGATGGTTCTACGTTTTGCCATACTTTAATACGAGAATCTGGAGGTGACTTCACCTTTAAGCAGGGCGACTGGGGTGAGCGTCTAGCTGGAGATACGGTATCGAATGCTAACCCAAGTTTTATAGGTTCTAAGATAAAAAACATATCCCTGTATCGGGACAGGCTAGCTTTTCTCTCAGGTGAGAACATATCCATGTCCGAGGCTGGACAGTACTTTAACTTTTTCAGGACAACTGTGACTCAAACACTGGGTACAGACTTTGTGGACATCAGAGCTAGCCACAACAAGGTGGCAAACCTGAAGAGTGCTGTGCCGTTCAGCAGAAACCTCATCCTGTTCTCAGATAGAACCCAGTTTATGCTAACAGGTGGTGATGTACTGACTCCTGAGACTGTCTCCATGTCCCAAGAAACTGA